CTTCAGCAGGGCTTATTTGGATGGTGAGTACTCTAATTACGGTAGATAAACGCACCGAGGTTATGAATGTTAAAATGGACCACTTGGTTCAAGCTGTAACCACACTAACAGAAAGGCAGGCTAACCTTGATAAGTCGTGGACAAATACCTTTTCAAATTACCAAGACGCCAGAGGGGACAACTAATGGCGGAGAAAAAGAAAAAGCTCGACGCCTGCGCAAAGAAAGTCAAAGCTCGGTACAAGGTGTGGCCCAGCGCATACGCAAGCGGAGCGGTAGCCAAGTGTCGAAAAGTGGGAGCCGCAAACTGGGGCGAATCTTCTAAGAAACGCAAGCGCCCTGTAAAGAAGAAGATGAAGGACGGCGGCTATATTGCTTACGGCTGCGGCGGAGTTATAGAGGGGCGTCGTAAAGAGACGAATAACTACTGATGGCGAAGAAGGACAACTCATTACGGGAATGGTTCTCCAAGAACGACGGAAAGGGTTGGGTCGATTGTAAGACTGGCAAACCGTGTGGTCGTCAAAAGGGAGAAAAGCGTAAGGGTTATCCAGCCTGTCGTCCAACTATGGCGCAGTGTACTTCGGCGGCTAAGAAGAAGACATCGTCGAAAAGGATTAGTTGGAAAAACAAGAAAGCCAACGGCGGCTTAGTAAGAGTATTTTAAAAACACAAAGGAGTGTGTTATGAAAGACCTAAGCGGAGACGAAAAAGTGACTAAGAAAGATGTTTTGATTGGTCGTGGTGTCATCGAAAAAAAGAACGGCGGTATGGTCAAGAAAGGCTATATGGGCGGTGGCATGGTTAAAAAGGGTTACAAAGACGGCGGCTGTGTAATGTCAGGTCGCGGTATTCGTGATACAAAAATGGTGTAGGTAGATGACAACTTCAGGTTCACGCGACTTTAACATGGACGTAGGCGAGATTATAGAAGAGGCCTACGAACGTTGTGGTATAGAGGTTCGTTCGGGTTATGACGCTCGAACGGCCCGTCGTTCGTTGAACCTGATGTTTGCGGACTGGGCAAACCGTGGCATTAACATGTGGACGGTTAAGGAAGGCACGATCACGCTTACGCAGGGTCAAGCCACTGAGACTTTGGCTACTTCGGTGGTGGATGTTCTTGAGGTGGTGTTGCGCCGAGACGGCACAGATTACGAGATCGAGCGTATTAGTCGGGGGGAGTATGTAACGCTGCCCAATAAAACTACGCAGGGGCGTCCCAGCCAGTATTGGTTGAACAAGCAAATCGCCCCGATAATTAACCTGTGGGCTACTCCCGAAAACTCTACGGATCAGATAATTTATTATTATCTTCAGAGGATTGAGGACGCAGATGCGTTGGTCAACACTACTGACATGCCGTTTCGTTTCTACCCGTGTATGGTAGCAGGGTTAGCTTATTATATCGCAATGAAACGAGCTCCAGAGCGCATCCAGTTATTGAAGGCTGTTTACGAAGAAGAGTTCCAACGCGCTGCGGATGAAGACGAGGATCGAGTTCCGTTGAAGTTACAACCTAGTATGAGGTATATGAGGGTATAATGGCTTACGCGTCTGGTAAAAACGCATGGGGAATATCTGACCGCTCTGGCTTTCGGTATAGACTGAGAGACATGAAAAAGGAGTGGACGGGTGCGCTTGTGGGTCCAGACGAGTGGGAGCCCAAGCACCCGCAGCTTTATCCTCCGAGGGCATACCCCGATCCGCAGGCTCTTCGTAACCCTCGCCCAGAGAGTGGTTTAGCGGAGCAGAGAAATATTCAGTGGAGTTGGAACCCTGTGGGTGGACCTCCTGACAACGGTATAAATCCGCCAAACAACTTAGTAGCTGTTGGGTCGGTAGGAACGGTGACGGTGACAACATGAGTATGACATATGGCGAACTGAAGCAGGCTCTTCAGGATTACACGGAGAATGACGAGACGACCTTCGTCAACAATCTTCCGTTGTTCATTCGTTTAGCCGAGGAGCGGATACTAAAGAACGTGTCGCTTAATCTGTTTCAAAAGAACCAGTTTGGCAACATGACCAGCGGCAATCAGTATTTGGCTGCGCCTTCGGACTTTCTTGCGCCGTTTTCTTTGAGCTTTGATGTCAACGGTGACGCAGAGTTTTTATTGTTTAAAGATTTGGATTTTGTGCAGACATACACTCCGGACCCGACAACGACGGGACAACCTAAGTATTATGCGCAATTTGATGTCGACAATTTTATCCTCGCGCCGACCCCCGATGCGAACTATACTGTTGACATACATTATCTGTACCGACCAGCGTCGTTGACGGCGGGAGCGGACAGCGGAACGACATGGTTAAGTCAGAACGCCGAGCTCGCCTTGTTATATGGATCGTTGGTCGAGGCTTATATCTTTATGAAGGGTGAGCCTCAGATGATGCAGTTATACGAGCAGAGGATGCAAGAGTCTGTTGCTCGCTTGAAAAACCTTGGCGAGGGCCAAGAAACTATCGACGAATACCGCAAGGGACCCGTCACAAGACAACGCACATAAGGAGAAACACAATGGCCTTTAATGGTAATTTCATGTGTACGACTTTTAAGCAGGGTCTCCTGAACGGGGACTTTGATTTTAGTTCGGACACATCACACACTTTTAACATTGCACTGTACACGAACAGCGCAGTTCCAACTGACTTTGGGGGGACTGGTTCTGACATGGACGCTAGTGTTGCGTTCTACGCAGTAACTAACGAAGTGCCTGACACGGGCACGGGCAGCAACCCGTACGCTGCGGGCGGCGGTACGCTCACTATTTCTACGAACCCAGACACAAGCGGAACAACTGCGTTTATTAGTTTTTCGACGGAGACGTTTACGAACGCTACGATTACAGCGCGTGGCGCGATCATTTACCGCTCGGACGGCTCTGCTCCGACGAATGACGCTTGTGTGGTTCTGGACTTCGGCGCGGACAAAACCTCAACATCTGGGGATTTCACCATTACGTTTCCAACGGCGGATGCTTCTAACGCCATTATCCGAGTAGGCTAATGGCTGATATTATCGTAGCCTTTAAGGGCTGGAACTCTTCTGCGCAAGCGTGGGGTTCCAGTACTTGGGGTAACGATAATGCGTTGCCTGGTGCCGTAGGAGCGGTAAACAGCGTTACGGTTGACGGTGACGCTAACGTTCCCACAACGGGTCTTGAGGCTACGGGTGGTGCAGGCGAAGTTACAATTTCGGCTTCGGCATCCACCCCAGTTCTTGGCGACACGGGTGTATTTGGCACAGGCCAGGTTGGCGACCCCACTATTACTGGGGACTCCAACTTTACTGTCACAGGCGTTTCAAGCACAGGCCAGGTTGGCGACCCCACTATTACTGGGGACTCCAACTTTACTGTCACAGGCGTTTCAAGCACAGGCGAAGTTGATGACGGGACGGTAGTTTCCGGCGGATCGAGCGTTGGGGCTACGGGCGTTTCAGGTACAGGTGAGGTTGATGACGGCACCACTGTCACTGGTGGCTCTAACTTTACCGTCACTGGTGCATCAGGCACGGGTGAGGTTGGTGACGGCACCATTGTCACTGGGACATCTACGTTTGAAGTAAGTGGCGTATCGGGCACAGGTGAGGTTGACGACGTCACTGTTGCCGCTTCTTCCAGTACAACAATTCTTGGTGACACGGGCGTTTCCGCGACTACTGCGGTGGGCGATCCGACTGTCACTGTTGAGAACAGGTTCCCTGTTACGGGCGTTTCCGCGACGGCTTCCGTAGGAAGTGTACTTGTTTGGGGAGCTATTGCTCCAAATCAGGATCCGAGCTATACTCCGATCAACCCGTCGCAGTCTCCTTCTTGGGCAGACGAAACACCGACGCAGCTCTCAGGCTTTACGCCTACTACACCAACACAATCCCCTGGCTGGTCTGAGGACAGTCCTTCGCAGTCTCCAGGATGGACCCGCAAAGCAGCATAGGAACACACCATGCCTAGTACATATACAACGAATAACGGCCTTGAAAAGATTGGAACCGGAGAACAGTCCGGTACATGGGGCGATACCACAAACCTTAACTTTGACATTTTGGATCAAGCCCTAGACGGTCTGGTTACAATTACGGCAACAGACACAGGGTCCAGCGGATCTCCTAACACGCTTCCGATTACGGACGGAACTTTATCTGATGGGCGCAATCGCCTGATTATTATTACAGACGGCGGCGATTTGGGCGGCAGCGTT